TACTTTGAAAAAAGCTGGGAAGTCTGTTAGTGATGTTCCAGAACACATAACAGATGCATTAACAAAAGATTATAGTGGATTAATGAAAGCACTAGATAAGAAGAAAGTAGGAGGACTTGGATAATGCCAAGAAGCGCTAGAGAAATAGATGTAGATCCACGAACATTTGTTGGACTGTCCTTTCCATTACGTGCTGATAATAATAATAATTTTGCATTAACTAGAAATTCTACGGAACAGGCTTCACATAATTTAAAAAATTTATTATTAACACATCCTGGCGAGCGTGTTGGTAATGTAGAATTTGGATGTAGATTAAAAGAACTTTGTTTTGAACAGAGAGATGACCAACTACCAGAACGATTGGAAGAAGAAATTATAGATGCTACAAACACATGGTTACCTTATATAAACATTATAGATATTGCAACGTTAACTGATAAAAGTTCACCAAATAGTATTTTTGTTACCGTAAAATTTTCTACAACACTTAATCCAGAAACCTTTCGACAAATTACATTAGATACGAGTTATAATGCATCTAGATATTAATAGGAAACCACAATGGCAAGAACAACTGTAAAAAAAGACTCGGTAAAAACAGTAAATTATCTTAATAAAGACTTTAATGATTTTAAAGGTAATTTAATTGAATTTGCTAAACAGTATTTTCCAGATACATATAATGATTTTAATGAAGCATCTCCAGGTATGATGTTTATTGAAATGGCAGCGTATGTGGGTGATGTCCTTTCTTATTATATAGATTCACAATTTAGAGAATCACTTTTAGCATACGCTGAAGAGAAAAGAAATGTTTACAATATAGCACAATCATTTGGATACAAACCAAAAACTACATCTGCATCAACAGCAGTGTTAGATGTATTTCAAACTATACCAGCGTTAAATGATAAACCAGATTACAGATATGGATTGACTGTTAATGCGGGTGTTATTGTAAAAGGTTCTTCAACCAACACAACATTTAGAACATTAGAAGATGTTAATTTTAAATTTTCAAGTTCATATGATCCACGAGATATTTCTATATTTGAAACTAATGCTGGACTTCCTACAAAATTTTTATTAAAGAAATCTATAAAAGTACAAAGTGGAGAAATATCAACAGAGTTTTTTGATTTTAATTCTGCAGAAAAGTATACTGAGATAAAATTAAGTAATGATGATGTTATAGAAATAATTTCATGTACAGATAGTGATGGTAATAAATGGTATGAAGTAGATTCTTTAGCTAGAGATACTATATTTGAAGAGATGGAAAACAATACCGTAAACGATCCTGCATCAGCTGGAGATAGAGAAACTTCAGCTTATATTTTAAAACTAAAAAAAGTTTCTCGTAGATTTACAACTTATATAAATGATAAAGATGAAACAGTTTTACGATTCGGAGCAGGGGTGTCGGATAATCCTGATGAAGAGATAGTTCCCAATCCAACTAGTGTTGGTTCGAGTTTACCTGGTAGTCCAAGTTTCTTAACTACTGCATTTGATCCTAGTAACTTTTTAAAAACAAGTACATTTGGATTGGCACCTGCTAATACAACACTTACTCTAAAATATACTCATGGGGGCGGTGTACGTGATAATGTAAACTCTGGTGAAATTACTAAGATATCTAGTATTAGTTATACCGTAGAAGATAATTTATTAGTTACTGGATTAGTTCAAGAATCAAAAGACTCAGTAGGGTTTACAAATCCAAGTCCAGCAACTGGTGGTTCATCTGGTCAAACTGTTAGAGAGGTTAGAGAAAACGCACTTGCACACTTCCAAGCCCAACAGAGAGCTGTTACAAAAGATGATTACATTGTACGAGCTTATTCTTTACCACCCAAATATGGTACAGTTGCAAAAGTACATATGTCTCAAGATGAACAACTTAGTAAAGCTGGTATGGTTGAGAATTTAGAAAGGGAAATAACTCAAAATGATGTTGGTACAAGTTTAAAAAATTTACAAGTTAATAAAATACCAAACCCATTAGCATTAAATATGTATACTCTTGGATTTGATTCTAATAAAAAATTAGCACCACTAGCACAAACAGCAAAAGAAAATTTAAAAACATATTTATCACAATATAGATTAGTTACTGATGCAATAAATATTAAAGATGCATATGTTATCAACGTAGGTGTAAGTTTTGCAATAATAACAAGAATTGGATTTAACAAAAACGATGTGTTGTTGAGATGTGTAGCTGCAGTTCAAGATTTTTTTGACGTTGATAGGTGGCAAATAGGACAACCAATTGTGTTAGGAGATATTGCATATGAGTTATCTTTAATAGATGGCGTTGCATCTGTTGTACCACCTGAAGAGAACAATGTTAAAAAAGCACAAATTGTTATAGAAAACAAATATAAAGTTGCAGATGGTTATTCTGGTAATTTTTATGATATAGATTCTTCATTACGAGGTGGGATTTTATATCCAGCACTAGATCCAAGTATATTTGAAGTTAAATATCTAAACTCAGATATCAAGGGTAAAGTTCTTGGTGATAACTTAGGAACGGAGTAGATATATGCATTATTTTACATTCGCAGAAAAAGATTCAACTTTATATCAAGCTAGTGGTAGTTTAAATGCTGGGTTAGATGAGATATTAGAGATACGAAAAGAAGTTAGTGATACTGGAGAAACTGTAAACGTTTCTCGTGTATTAATGAGATTTAATTTAAATTATATTTCATCATCAATAGTAAGAAATACAATAACCAATCCATCATTTTTTTTAAACTTATATGATGCCAAGTCAACAGAATTAGCTACCTCTCAAAGTATATATGCATATCCTGTCAATGGTGCTTGGATATCAGGACAAGGTAGGTCGTATGATAATCCAATAACTGATGAGGGATGTAGTTGGAAGTATAAAGATGGGCAAACAGATGGTACTCTTTGGCATACTGAAATTAGTTCTTCAGGTGGACAATGGCATAGTGGAAGTGGATATGAAGCATCACACTCTCTTGGTCAGAGAACTACGGATGTGAGAATAAATGTTACTGATGTTGTAAATCGATGGTTAGATGGTTCTGTAGCAAATGACGGTTTTATAATCAAAAGAAGTGGTAGTATTGGTAATTTAAATACTGGTAGTGATGAAGGTAATACAAATAGATTTGGTAATTTAGCATTCTTTTCATCAGATACACACACTAAATACCCACCCACATTGGAAACAGTTTGGAATGATTCTAAATGGTCAAGTGGTTCTTTATCACCCATAACAGGTTCAGCTTTAGAGGACTCTGTTATTTACATGAAAGGATTACGACCTGAATATAAAGAAAATTCTAAAGTAAGATTTAGATTAGTTTGTAGAGAAAGATTTCCTGCAAGAACATATTCAACAACACCTTCAAATTTAATTGTAAAAACATTACCAAGTGGTTCTTCATTTTATTCTATTAAAGATGCAGAAACACATGATGTGGTTGTTCCTTACGGTAGTGGTTCATTAATAAGTTGTGACAGTAATGGTAACTATTTTAATCTTTGGTTAGATGGATATCAACCTGAAAGATACTACACTTTAGAATATAGAGTTCAAAGTGGCAGTGGAACTGTTGATGAATTAGATCAATATTTTGATGAAGGGTTTACATTTAAGGTATCAATATAATGCCATACACAAAAGACGAGTTACAAGATTTATCTATATACACTAGTTTTAGAGATAAACTACGAAGTGGGTATATTAAAAATTTAATACACGCAGCACGAAAAACATTTAGAAATGAAGATGGAGTTTTATTATCATACGAAGACATAGAGTCTGGTTTTGGTATTGAAGATGCTCAATTAGGAAGTAGTGAATACACAACACTTGAAAGTGAACTTGATAGAGCTGATATAGAAGAGACAACAGGATATACTAATTTTAAAACTTTAATTGACAAAGAAGCATGTTCAATTCAAACCGATGTTATAAAAACAGCTAAAAAAGATATAAATTCAGATAAACTTGTGGATAGAAATTTTTCAGAACTTTTAAAGATAGAGATAATAGATCCTCTACCAGATGGATTAAAAAATGGTGATACTATAACACCAAAAGATGTAAATGATACTAGAAAATGGTTAATAGATGGAAATCAAAAAAGACCATTTCCTGATTTACAGACTTTTTATGCAATAGGTGCTGAATGGAAAAATGTAAAAACTAAAAGTAAAGATATCATCGATAGTATACCAGAGGGAGAACCTGTAGACTAATGTCAAGTAAAATAAAAATAGAAGATAAAGAATTAATACTCACTAATAAATCATTTGATTATAGTAGCGATGAAAATTTATATTTTGGTGGATACTTTGGTAATGATTCAGGAGATTATGTTGAAGCATTAATTTATGACACCAGCGATAATCTATTAGAGGCTTCTATAGTAGACTCTAGTGACCACTATTACGATTCTGATAAAGGTGGTGTAAAACTAAAAACTGGTACTATTCTTAGAAAATTAGGATATGATAGAGGAAAATTTAAAGTTACGTATAATTTTCTTAGAAAAGTAGCTGGTTCATATGAAACTTTATTAACAGATGATAATGATGAAATTTTTAATGGAGAATTTGATATAAATCAAATAGATAATGATTTATTTATTAAAGAGAATAAATATATAATTCATAAAATATCACCATCTAGAACTGAAGTAAGATTAATTGCACAAAATATAAGAGATGAAAAATATATTAGAGATTTTTATAAATTGGCCGCACGAAACAAAAAAGTTACAGCGGATACTTCAATAGCAAGTAACATAGAGTTTGTTGCTAAAACAGATGGAACTGGAAAAGAAACCTCTAACAAACTTAGATTTGTCACCCCACCAGAAGGTGAAGATGTAGGTCTTTTTAAGGAGTCAATGAAAGGTGGAACAATATCTATACCAAATTTTTTTGAAGTAGGTAGAATTTTTCCACCAACTAGAGCTGTTCTTGGAGATTTAGGTCTTACTGCTAAAGAGACAATAGGAAGAGTGGATTCAGATGGAGTTGATGTATATCAAGCGAGTTTCTTTTTAGATGAAGAGGCAGGTACTAAAGAATTTAAAGAGAATGCAAATGGTGTTGAAGGTGATACAAAGTTTTCTCAAGCTTATTTTAGATTTAAAGATACAACTAGTGATGCAATTTTAACAGCTGCAGAGAGTGATGGTGTGGATTTTAAAGGAGATGGTAAAACATTAGATGATGTTACAAATTTACACGACTCTCAATTTGATTGTGTGTATCTAAAAAGAAAAGATCCTAATCCTGTGATAGATATTGTTAGTAATTCTTTTTTACGAGCTGATGCAGATACGGAATATATTTGGGAAGTAACAGGATTTGATAAGGATGATGGT